ACTTTCCAGTGATTGCGTTCGGCCCGATGTATCCGTCAACGTGCTGCTCGATGTAATCCTGGATCTGTTCAGTGTTAGTGAACTCGTCGATCAACATCGTGAAGCCGATACCTTCAGTCCAGCAAGCCTCTGCTGCAGCAACAAAGCTAGGGCGATCAACGGCGGTCTCTGACAGGCCACGTCCCCAACGCTCGTTGAGGAACATGTCGTAAGCAACGCTTATTGGATTTGCGTCCTTGCCGATAAAGTGGTGATCATTGCCCAGGCTGAGAGCGTCTCCCAGTCCGCCGTTTGCCACAGTGTCAAAGACCTGGACTTCGATGTTCACATGCCGGAGGTTAGGGCTCTCACCAATTTCTGCGCCCTTCGTTTCAGAAAGGTCAGTTACCATCACATAGGTTGTACCGCGATAAGCAGGCACGCCCTCAGTGATCCTGGACGCCATGAATGCAGAGACCGGTTGATCTTCCGCGCCATTGAACAGACGAAAGCGACCGATGAATCCGCCGCCTTGATCCTTACCGCCATAGATATCATCGGCCTCAACATCCACAACAGTCTGCAGAACGCCTCCGGCATCTACTTCGTAGTCGAAGACTTTTTCCTCACCAATCCAAATACCTGAGATGCCTGCGCACTCGCCTTTGAAAAGAGCGTACGCCAACGCCAGCTCATAGGTATAGCCGATCGTCGATTCCTTTTTGATGATTACACCAGTTTCCTGTGTGCGTTCGATCGCCGCATAGTCACCGTACCAAATACAGTTTGGCGATTTACAGCGGATCTGGCCACCAAGGATGATCGGAACAACGCGTCCCTCAGTTGCAGTTGGAATGTTGAAATCACCAAGCCCTGCTGGTACAGCGTCGGGTGGTGCCTTCGTAAGAAGATCGGTGAGTGCCGTCGTAATGATCCACCAAAAGAGTCTCCACCACATATCTTAGCTTCCTGGTCCTGCGAACGTATTCACGGAAGTGCGTGAGCCCGGAGGCAGTTCGCTGTTTGCTGGGTCAACTTCAGGAATATCAGGATAGCCCTGGAAATTGAGTACGTTGTTGAATTTCTTGTTACAGGTTGAACGGAGTAGATTGCATCCGGCATAAACTGTTGCAGCATCTGTCACTGCGATGCTGCGGAACGGAATGTCAACGCGAACCGCGTCAGGATCACCACCGTAATTGCCTTCAACGATATCGCGCTTCTCACCATTGACCATTTCGATATAGCCGCCTTGCCAGTAGGTATCAAGCTCGCCAGACGTCAAAGGTCCAGCTGGTGCGGCAAGTGCAGCATCGAGCGCCGCAGCACGAGCGCGTAGTCCATTGAACGTGATGATGTCGTTTGTGACTTCAAGGCTTGTGACCGTGGCGTCAAACTTCCAATCAGTCCTGAGCAGCTTGCAGCCGGGCGTCTGGAAAAGGAACGCGTTGCATAGAGACGAGAAGACGTCACGCGGAGTAGACTCAGCGCCATGCGTGATTGGTTGAAGCAAGAGCTCCACCTTCAGACTCTTATGGTTGACGGCTACAACACGTCCTTGCCAAGCCACCTGCAATCCTAGATCAGGATCATCCTGGTGGAAGCGTTCGATCGTGACTGTTGAAATGAAGGACGTCAAGATGCCGTTGAAGAGCTGAACAATTTCCATGTCCTTAGCAACCGTCATTCGAATGTTGTTGTCATCCGAGTCTTTGGACTGGGCAAACTTGCTTCTCTGATAAGCCAGCGGTTGAAAGGTATTCACGCCGAATACTACTGGGCTGACAGTGTTGGCATATCTAAATGTCAGCGCTCCGTTTTTGAATGTGATCAGCTCGATCGGCGAGCCATCAGCAGTTTCATATGCTGCAAAGGTCATACTATTACTCCGCGAACTGCAAAGCGCAACTCTGAATCACCAAGCTGCGCATGCTTGAATGTGGCCGAGTCTCCAACGATACGTGAGAGCGTCAACCAGGAAATGATCACATCCTCTATTGGAACTGTGCCTGCTCCAGGGATCGCACTGTTAAGCGTTATGACTTCGGTTGTACCGTTGTCACTGATATCTGTGATCCGCCGATAGTAGATTGTGCCATCGATGTTCAACTTTAGATCACGGCGAGGGGCTTGTAAACCAATGAGGGACTCGAGCCCCATGCTAGGGACTGAGAAGGTATTGCTGCCGAGGGTAAAGACTGATGCCAGAGGCAGGTCATTCATATCAGTGGGAATGTAGAATGCACCCCATGAGCCGCGAACAAAGTGCAGGAACTGACGCCAAGCATGTTGGTCTGCTTGAGAGTTGCAGTAGACCAGAACAGGATTGCCTGGACGTACAGCTAGCTCGGTCCGGGTTTGCTGAATGTCTCCAGTGCTTCCGTCCAGGACATCGATCGTCTGATTCCAGTTGCCGTCACGCGCTCCGCCATCAAAGGCCATTGGGTACGTGATGATCGGCAAGCCGTCGACAGGGTGCGTCGTGAAGTACGCCATGTTGAGCGCGCCGATATCTGCGTACTCAATCAATTCGAATATAAGTTGAGTCTCTTCCAGGCCACGTGCGAAAGTCTTTACGTTGACCTCAGAGCTCAGGAAGCCGAACTTCAATGGCATGACGTAGGTGTTCAACGGAAGAGCAAGACCGACTTCCTGGGTCAGCGTCACGCTGCTCGCAGTGAAAGACTCTACTTCACCTTCAACGATCGCACCAGACGGAGTTACGAAGCTTAAGTTGCTGCCGACATCAAACTCCATATCCAATGCGTTTACCTGGATCGTCAAGTCTGTAGACAAAGCCGCTGAAGTGATCGCACGTGCTTGCCACCACTGTTGAACGCCCATGCGGAGGAAACCCGCACCTGTAATCAATGCAAACTGACGCGTCCGTTCTTCGTCGTCGTCAAGAACCTGGTTGATAACAACCCGAGACCGTGGAGCGCGACGCAGACTGAAAGCCTGTTCAGTTCCATCGATACTAATCATGTTGTCCGTCAACCATGATATCCGCTCGTTGATAGGAATCTCTGGAACAGTATTGAAGATGATGACGCGACGGCCAAGCATGCGGACGGGCAGAACTAATCCGCCGACAGTAAACAGTACCTCGTCATCAAAAGCAGGATCACCTGTCGTAGACACTTCAAACGTGACTACGAGGCTGTCGAAAGCTTCGATCGTTGCGGGCAGTCCTGGTGAGACAACCGACAACCCGGTAATTGCTGAAACATCGATAGCTGTCAACGACACACTTGACCGACTTGTGTTGGTCAAGATTACGGTGCGTTGCTTCGTTGCCGTGATGTTGCCGAAGTCAACCGGATCAGGCTGACGCCAGATTCCGTTAAGGTACCAATCTGCATATCCGGTACCACCCGTTGCACTGTGTTTTCCTTGTAGCACATCTGGAATAGGAGCGCGAATAGAAAGACCTGGGGCGCGACCAATCTCAATGATGTGCAGAGAGTCAATGCCATCAGGCAGCGTTGGAAACTCAGGGTTGCCTGGATCATAGTGAAGAAGCGCAAAGCGTCCTACGGAATGGTCAGCCATCGTTTACGGCCTCAGCACGAATCGAGAAACAAGAGTGAAGCGTTGCTTATCGGCAACAGGAGCGTTGTGCCTGTGACAACAGTCTTCCGTGATGATTGCCAGCCGGTTTGGTTTGTACTCGATAGTTGCTCGGACAGTTTTTTGATCCTCTTCTAAAACAAAGAACTCGCCACCGTACTCGGGCCGCCACTCATCGGCCAAGTGAAGTATCGCTGTGGGACCGAACTCATCAAAGTGTGGGCCACTACCTGGATCACCCTTCTCTGTCAACACGTAGTAGGCGCCGATGAATTCCACGTTGCCTACGACGCTTGATACTAGATCGCGAACACACGCCGCAACTTCTGATTCCTTAAATTCTCTTGAGGTGTGAATGGAATTACAACCGACGCCCTCGTCATACCCACACGAAGACTCGCCAGTCTGGACCTTGAGAGACAGTTCAGCGAACAACTCGGCAGGCAGGGCGTTGTCAATTACATGTGGAAAGTTAGCTTGCATTAGCCGTGATCTTCTTGTAGGCTAGACCCTCATAACCGCTGTAGCCTTCGTTGTCTAAAGTATTCGCACTGTCCTTGTTGATCATCGGGAATACTGTGTAGACATCTGAGCCCACAGTGATTTCCTGCTCAGCGTCGAGGTTCTTCATGTTGACGCGATAGACGTCTGGGATCTGAGCAACTGGTGCCCAGCGAATCGCAGACTCAAAGTCAGAGGGTAGCAAGACGTAGATCGGAATCAATGCAACGCCGTCCGTGGTGAACGTTGGGTCAGAAGCAAACAATGTAGTTCCAAGAGATAGATCATACCCGGAAACTGCGCCGTTGCCAAACAGAACAGCGTTGCTAGTGTTGTTGACGTCGCCAATACTTTTCGTTGTCGCATTCGGCGAGTTCGGCGGGTTGCCAGATGTATTGTAGGCACGACCAAAGATGTTTGAACTGGAGGCGAGAGATGTGGATCCCATCATTACCCACCAGTCGTAGCCCTCCGTACCATAACCTGGAGAGTAGACCCACATGCCGGCGCTGCGGAAATCTCCGCCGAAAGCTGTGTTGTTGTTTGTATTGTTGCGGAACGGCAGATGGTGATCCCGGTGATAAGGCTGATGCTCTTCGTTGGTCGTATTCGTTCCAGACGTGCCTGCTTTATAGGCGTCCGTTC